GAGAACGTGAACCTTCTGCAGGACACCGTGACCGGTGAGACCAACTACTGGTTCCGCACCTGGGCCGACCCGGACGCTTATTGCGGACGGCGCAGCGGCCTGTTTGACAAAGACGGCAATGAAGTCATGACCTTTGAGGGGGAGCAGAACGCCTCCATGCAGAACGGTCTGTTGGTGCTGCAGGAAGCCCACGCCGTGAACGGCAGCTACGAAAACGGCTACGACGATTACGGCACCTGTCAGGTGATCGACCTTTCCACCGGTGAACGTCTGCCCGTGCCGGATGGCGCATACCGCTGCATCGTGTGCGGGGACAGGCTGGTGTTCACCTGCTATGCCCGCCCAGCAGACCTTGCCGAGGACGCATGGGACGATGAACCCGCCCTGCACAGCTGGGTCATTATACAGACGAAGGACGGTACACAGACTTACGGCGCAGATGCCACTACTGCCCTGAGCCTTTCCTATGCACCGGACGTTCTGACCGACTGGGTGGAGCTGGACACCTGCCACGCCAGCGGCGAACCAACGGACGAAACGCTCTATAACCCCGCCACCGGCGAAGGCTTCACCGGCTTCCGACAGGTATGCGGCAGCGGCACCGCCTGCTTCGAGACCAGCGATGGCCGCTACGAGCTGCGGGATCTCGCCACCGTGGACCGCACCCTCATTGGCACCTTCGACGACCAGCCCAGCAGCTATTTCCCGGGCTATGTGGTCACATGGCGCACGAGCGGCGACTTCGGCTATGATCTGCACGACCTTGTTACCGGTGAGGTGACACCGCTGTACGCTTCCAGCGTCATGAGCGACACCATCGCCCTTTACTATGAGGACGGACGGTTGAAGGTGTTCAACACCGAAACCGGCGATTTGATCACTGATACCACCGTGGAGCCAGTGGAGGGCCAGCAAAGCGTGATGATGGATAACAAGGGTGACGGCTACGTCTGGCTGGAGCTGCGGGATAACGATAACTTTGAGACCACCGCCACCCGCGTGTACGGCCCCGAGGGCCTTGTCTCCGACCTGACCCATCTGCAGGACAAGTACTATGCCCTGAACTATCTCATCACCACACCGGAGGGCAGGCCGCTGTACTGTGGCAACGCCAATGCGCCCAGCAGCAACGGCTCAATGTGTGACGTGCTGGATGAAAACGGCAACATTGTGTTCTATGGCCTTGGCAGCTGCTACAGCTACTACGACAACAGCCTAAACCAGCTGCCAGAACACGTGTTCGTTGCAAAACGCGGCTTTTACTACGGCTGGATGGACACGAACGGCAAATGGCTTTACTGCCAAAGCATCTTCTCTTCCATCAACGCCGACGATGAAATGGGCTACTGACCCAATAGGAGACTAACTATTAAAAGTCAAGCCCCAAAATGAAAAAATCCGTCTGCCGACCGCTGCCCCTGACAAACAGCATTCAAATGCCATAATCAATGCAGCGAGGGCGACGGAGAGAATAGCAAAGCAAGCCCGGCCAACCCTCGCAGAAACAGAATAGCATTTGAATGCTTCGGTTTGTCAAGGGTTCGCTGCGCCAGCTAAGTTGTTCTTGGATTTGGCTCAGGCTCTGGAGAGAATCAGGCAGCTACAAGATATGCTTTGCCAGATTTCTGCAAGGCATAGATTAGCCGCACAAGTTTCTTCGTGGCATGGGATAAGGCAACATTGTAGTGCTTTCCTTCAGCACGTTTCTTGGCAAGATATTCAGCAAAGACGGGATTCCAGTGGCAGACGTACTTGGTTGCGTTGTAGAGGGCATATCGCAAATAACGAGAACCACGCTTCTCCATGTGAGCGTAACAGTTTGTAAGTTTTCCGGACTGGTATGTAGATGGAGAGCAGCCAGCGTAAGCAAGGATTTTGTCAGGAGATTCAAAGTTGGAAAAATCACCGATTTCAGCAAGAATCATGGCTGCTGACTGGATACCGACACCGGGAATAGAAAGAATCGGTGGATTCAGTTCATCCATGATTTTCTGAATAGAAACTTCAATTTCATCAATCTCGGAGGTGAGTTCCCGAATGAGTTTAATGGTATGCTTCAGTTCCAGAAATTTAGCAGGCATAACGGAACCAATGGAAGTTCTGGCAGCATCTCGAATCTGGATAGCCTTATCTTTGCCATAACGACCCTTGGATGCTGTCGCAAGAAGGTTTGTCAGCTTGGTGAGATGAATTTCTGAAATCTGTTTTGCACCGGGATATTCACTGAGGAGCGCATAAACCGAAGCAATATGGAGAGAGGGAACGAGCTTCTCCAGTTCTGGAAACAGAATCGTGACCAGTCTGGACACTGACTGCTTCAGCTTGGCTCTTTCACGAACCTTATCGAATCGGTATCTTGTTAGTGACTTTAACTCTTCGTTATGGTATGCTGTATCCGTGTAGGACTTGAGGTCTACATCGGACAATAGCATAGTTGCAATCGTTCTTGCATCCACACGATCGGTTTTGGTTTTGCGAAGGCTGAGACTTTTTCGGTACAGGTTGGTGTGCAAAGGATTCATGACATAGACGGCCAGGTCATTGTCAAGAAGAAATCCAAGAATGTTGTAGCTGTAATGTCCGGTAGCCTCAAGTCCTACTTTTATTTTGTCTGACTTTTTGGTACAGTCTCGAATCGTCTGAAGCAGCTGCTTGAAGCCATCCATGTTATTGGGGATGGTAATGCAGTCGGCACGAATCGTTCCGTCCGAGTCGAGAATACAGCAGTCGTGCTTATCCTTGGCAACGTCAATTCCAACACAAACCATTTTGATACCTCCGGCGTATTTATTTCGATGCTGTTCAGGACCACAGACTTCTTTGCTCTTGTAACCTCGTTCTAAATAAACCGTCTGGCGGTATCTAACTGATTAACATTTCAACAAAGAAGCTGTGGTTGGAGCCTCCCAAAAACCGTCTTTGCGGTAGTAACGCCTCACCAATCCACAGCACCCTGAAACTATTGTAGCATTCCGCTGGAGAGCGGTCTATAAATACTACTATTTTATTATACGAGGTAACGCCTATGAACAATACGATTGATTTCAAGACCGCAAAGACCATCGACAACATGAGCAAGAAACTCGACCATATCGACAATGCCGTGACCGGCTTCTTTTCAATCATGCACATGGCGATGAAGCACGAGCTTGGCAGCGCAGAGCCTTATTTCGCCGCAACCTCGCCGGTTCTGGATCTGACGGTTATCCGCCCCGACGATGCGCCGCACATTCTGGCTTGCTTTGACGAAGCAGATGAGGGTATCGGCATCTCTGAGGAGGAGCCGCTGGGTTTCCGCTACAATCCCAAACAGGTTGTCAAGCTGATGGGTCAGCGGTATCTGGTCGGTCCGGTGATTTTTCACCGCTTTGATGAGGATGGCAACTTCGCATCCCTGACGATGGGCGATATGTACACCATCCAGAAATATCTGGAAGCCAAAAGTGTCACCCTGATGATCGACAGCGACAAGCTGACCTGCATCTGCATTGACTGAGGTGTGCCATGCTGAACTTTTTTATCGGTTTCGCCTTTTTTGAAGCAGGTACCTTTTTCGGCTTCTTCGTGGCGGCTCTGATGCAGGCGGCACGAAGCGGCGAAATCGGACTGAATGGAAAGGAGGACAAACGTGACCTATCGAAAGAACAGTGGTATGTGGCAAAAAATACACATCCAGCCATCATTGCAAGGGATGATTTTGAAAAGGTGCAGGATATTCTGGCGAAGAATCAGAAAGTATTCAAAACAGTAAGAGCAGAAACAGAACAGATTCGCACGGAGTATCAGAATGACCTTGCTGGAATGGTATTCTGTGCAGACTGCGGCAGACCGATGGATTTTGATAGGCTTCCGCATGGAGCAGAAGAAAATAAAAAGATTTGCTACTATATTTGCAGAGCAAGGCAGGCGGATGATAAGTGCATCGGACACCAGATTACGGAAAAGTTGTTGAAAGCTCTGGTAATGGATCAGCTGCATCTGTTTATTGTTCGGCTTAGTGATAAGCGCAAAGTTCTGGAAGAGCTGCGAAAAATCGAAGATATGCAGAATCCTGTCTACCGTGCAAAAAGTGAGATTATGAGCCTGACGGATAAAGTTGGCCAGATGGCAAAGAAAAGAGAACAGCTTTATGCAGATTATGTGGCAGGCGTGGTGGATTCTGAAGATTATCAATTGATTCGGGAAGACTATTCCAAACAGTATGACGGCCTGCGAGCAGCACTGCAGAGAGCAGAAGCCAAAAAGGTGGAAGTAGAACAACAGATTAGAGAATATCTGAATATGACTTCCAACTTGGAAGAGCATCTGGATGATTTTGGATTTGATGCTCAGCTGGTAAAATCCCTTGTGCAGAGAATCGAAGTGAGTGCAGATAAGCGAATTCGCATTGTATTTGGATTTCAAGATGTGTTTGCGGACCTTGGAAAGGAGAGTGCGGGAAAATGATTGCAGCATATCAGCGCATTTCAAGGGCAGACGGTGATTTGGGTAAAGATGGAAAAGACAAGAGCAACAGCATCGAAAACCAGAAAGAACTGATCCAGCGGTATATTTCCCACAAAGAGAGTCTGCAAAATCTGCCTGTGATGGATTTTGTGGATGATGGTTACACAGGCAGCAATTTCGACAGACCGGGCTTTCAGAAAATGATGGATGGTGTGCGCAGTGGCGAGATTGATACCATTATCGTAAAAGACCTGTCTCGTTTTGGACGCGATTACATTGGTGTGGGCGAATACATGGAGCAGATTTTTCCACTACTGGGTGTCAGGCTCATCTCCATCAATGACAACTATGACAGCAGCAATTATAATGGTACAACCTTGGGGATGGATTTGATTGTCAGCAACCTGGTAAACACCATGTACTGCCGAGATGCAGGAAAGAAACTTCGGACAGCCAATCGAGTGAAGTGGCGCAAGGGTATTTCTACAGCGTCTGCTGCACCGTTTGGTTATCAGTTCGACCCGAATAAAAAAGGATCATATATCATTGACCCTCCAGCGGCAAAAATTGTCCGTCGCATTTTTGACCTTGCGATTCTGGGATTGGGAACGCGAGAAATAGCGATGGCATTGAATGATGAAAATGCTCCTGTGCCGAGTGTTTATAACCGGGAGCATAAGGCGTATGGAAAAGAAACGACTTAACTAGCTACCGAGCAGCTATGCAGAAAAGTGGTTGCAGCGACTTCTTGATCTAAGGTGGATATCGAGTTTCAGCTACCACAAACAAAGGCTCGCATAAACCACAGACAGCACCCAGGAGGATTCGAGGGTGCGTCTGCAGCTTATGCGGGCTTTTTTTATTTTGTGATTTTAATACGGATGGATGTTAAATCCCAAAGCTGACAAGAGTGGCCTTTAATTCTTTTGCCATGCGAATAATGACAGTCTGTTCAGTTTCATTACAGTCCAGCAGCAAGCGGTGAAATTCGGAGTTTGCAGAGGAAGAAGAATGTTCAAGACAGTCGAGCAAAAGCTCATCCGCGGAAACGGATAACGTGTTGGCAATTTTGACAAGAACAGAAAGGCTTGGAACCTTTGTGCCATTTTCGATTTGGACAATGTATTCACGACTGCAGTTGACTTTTGCGGCAAGAACTTCTTGCGTCAGATTCGATTTTGAACGGTAGAAGCTGATTCGTTTTCCTAGAGAAGTACGATTTACGGACATATAGTGATCTTCCTTTCAAATGCCCGCATAAGATACTTTAATTATTTGACTTATGGAGAAATGAATCAAGAGGAACCAAAGAGGCAATTTGCATAGAAGTCAGAATTCTTATTTTTTCCCTCTAGCGGAGATGGCTTCTGAGACCAAAATGTGAACCAGCAGTTCACATTTTGAGCAACAAGTGAACTGCTGGTTCACAGAAAAAATCATCTGATAAGAGTATAATAAAAGCATGAAATCAAGCTGCGAAAATAAAGTGGGGAAAA